TAGCAAAAACACCATTTGAAAAAGAAAAATTACAAGAACGTTTAGCTAAATTTGTAGGTGGTATTTCAATTGTACATGTAGGTGGTAACACTGAAACAGAAGTTAAAGAACGTAAAGACAGATTTGACGATGCATTACATGCAACTAAAGCTGCAATTGAAGAAGGTATTGTACCAGGTGGTGGAGTAGCTTTATTACATATGAGAGACTTAATTGAAGTAAATGATATTGGTTCACAAATTGTTTATGAAGCATGTTCAGCTCCACTTAAGAAAATTTTATCTAATGCTGGTGTAGAACAAGAAAAAATCTATCAAATCATGAATGACATTAAAAATGAAACATCATGGATGGGATATGATTTACAATCAGAAAAAGTTGTTAATATGAAAGAAGCAGGTATTATTGATCCAGCTAAAGTAACAAGAACAGCTTTAGAAAACGCAGCATCAGTAGCTGGAACTATTTTATTAACAGAATGTACTATTGTTGATAAACCAGAAGACAAAAATTCAACTCCTGATTACGGTAGTATGATGAATGGAATGATGTAATGGAAACAAGTAAAAAAGAATTTTACGAACTAATAGCTAATAGAGTTCCACCTGGTGACAGGTGGGCTCTAGTTGGTTCAAGTGAAATTTATAATTCACTAACTGAAGTATTAGAGGCTTGGTTTGATAAAACAGGTGAAAAAGCTGAATTTAAACTAAATCCTATAGGTGGTAAAGCATATGTTATTAGAACTGAAGAGGTTGAGGTTAAACCTGTAGCACCTAAAAAGTTCAATATGTATGGAGACTATTAGTAGAGTCAGTTTGGCTTTATAAATAATAAATGTTATATTTAAGTGATGAGAGAGCACAAGTTATATGTAGAAAAATATCGTTCTAAAACATTAGACGAATATGTAGGTAATGATACCTTAAAACAAGTAATAGCAAAGTATATTGAACAGAATGATATACAAAATTTATTACTATATGGTCCTCCAGGAACTGGAAAAACAACATTAGCAAAACTTCTTATTAATAATATCAACTGTGACCACCTCTATATAAATGCAAGTGATGAGAGAGGAATTGAGACCATACGAGAAAAAGTACAAGGTTTTGCCTCAACTGCCTCATTTAAACCTTTAAAGGTAATCATATTAGATGAGGCAGATTTCATTACAATTCAAGGACAAGCTGCTTTACGAAATGTAATTGAAACTTATTCTATGAGTACTCGTTTTATTTTAACTTGTAACTTTATAGAACGAATTATTGATCCACTACAATCTAGATGTCAAGTATTAAAAATTGTACCTCCATCTAAAGGTGAGGTTGCAAAACATATTGTTACTGTTTTAGAAAAAGAGAACACTGAATACGATTTAGATTCAATTAAAACTGTAGTAAACCAGTTTTATCCTGATCTAAGAAAGATTTTGAATACATGTCAATTATCAACACATAGTGGTAAATTAACATTAGATAAGTCAGTATTAATTGCTTCTAATTATATTGATAAAGTAATATCTGAACTTACTAAACCTACTCCTACGTCTTGGAAAACAATTAAACAAATTATTGCTGATTCAAATATAAGTGAGTATGATGAATTGTTTAGAGCATTATATGATAGAATAGAGGAGTATAGTAAAGGAAATGATGGTGAGTTAATTATATTAATTTCAGAATCACAATATCAATCTAATTTTAGAATTGATAAAGAGATAAACATTATGGCTTGTATATCTCAAATATTAAAGGTTATATTAAAGAAAAAGGTTATATAGAGTGAAGTTTACAAAGTATCTATTGTCTTGGATATCTCAAAATTTAGCAGTTCCATTTTGGATGATAGGTCATGTTCATTTAACAATGAACATTTATGAAGACATATACGAGATAATAGCTTCATTTGGAATGAATATTATAGTAGCAATAGGATTTTATATAGATTGGTTAAGACATAAAAAAGAAAACAATGAATAAACAGCAAGTACCTCAAGCACAAATTGACTTGACAACAACTACCCCAATTACCTCACCTGATGGTAATTCAGTATTCCAAGAAGGAGTAATTTTAAGAAAAGTATCTCGTTTCATTACAGGACAAGCAGAAGATGGTGTTATTCCAATCCCATGTTTTTTTGATATTAAGACAGGAAAAATTATGTCTGATTTCTTACCTAAAGAATTAAGAGCAGAATACGCTGAATTAAACGAAACACAAGACTAATGACACCTTGGGATTTTATAAAAAATCTTACTATAAATAAAACAAAGTGGGATTCATATACTGAGAATGAAAAAAATGATTTCAACTCATATATGGCTCATAAAGTATTAAGTATGGATGAGAAGTATATTGAACTAACAAACTTAGTCCAAAAACTACCTCCAGCTGAAAAGAAACAAATATATAATGTTTACTTAAATATTTTACCTACTAAACCATTATATAGTAAGTATATAAAATCCACCATTAAGTCTTATTCACCTGAACTATTAACTCATATAGCTTTTTATTTTGAGTGTTCAAAAAAGGAAGCTAGTGAATATATTAAAATATTACCTAAACAGGAAATGGAAAATATATTTAGTGAGTTAGGTTTAGAGGAAAAATTAAAAAAAGCATTAATTAAAGAAATAAAATAATGTCAGGTCCAATTAAAAAATATAATAACAGAGAAATCAATTTTAATAAAGAAATGTCAGAACCAGTAGCACCTTACAACACTAAAGTAAAAGATCACTCTAAAGAAACAGCTCAAATTAATACTAAACTAATTGATTATCCTAAAATGCCAGAGGCAATTCAAATATTAAAAAAAGAATATCCTACTATTGCTGATGGTTATGAACAAATAATTTTAGAACAATATGAATTATTTGCTAAAAAACATTTAGACTATGGTATGTCAAATATTTCAGCTGGTACTCAATTATCAAATTCTGATGAGATAGAATTTGCATTAACTGGTTTATGGTATAGACTAAATGATAAAGTTAATCGTTGGAAAAATATGATTATCAGTAAACGTAAAGTAAATAATGAGCCTTTAATTGACACATATCAAGATATTACTAACTATGGAATTATAGCTCAGTTAGTAGAACGTGGTCTTTGGAAGAAATAATGGCTAAGAAATTACCTAAAATAGTTAAAGAAATTAGGAAGTATAAACCTAGAGATACTGATTATAGATTTGAAAAAACTATATCGTATAGTCAAATGTCTATGTTTAGATCTTGTAATCACAAATGGCAACTACAATACAAAGAAGGTAATTACTTATATCAACCTTCAATCCATTTTATATTTGGAACTGCAATGCATGAAACAGTACAACAATACCTTACTGTAATGTATGAGGAAAGTGATATAGCATCAGATGCTTTAGATTTAAATGATATATTTGAAACTAAGCTAAGAGACTTATATGCTGATGAATATAAGAAAAATACTAAGACACACTTTAGTAGTGCTGAAGAGTTAAGAGAATTTTATGAAGATGGATTAAATATAATATCTTACTTAAAGAAGAACAAGAAAAAATATTTTAGTAAACGTGGTTGGCACTTAGTAGGTTGTGAAGTACCCATTGTATTAAATCCAAATAAACTGTATAAAACCGTGTTATATAAAGGGTATTTAGACCTTGTATTATATCATGAACCAACAAATACATTCACTATAATCGACTTTAAAACGTCTACTAGAGGATGGAATGATGCAGCTAAAAAGGATGAGGATAAACAATTCCAATTAATACTTTATAAACAATTTTTCGCTGAACAGTTTAATGTTCCTGTAGATTCAATTGATATTAATTTTGTTATATTGAAACGTAAAATATATGAGAACACTGAATATACTCAACGCTACATTCAAGAATTTAGACCTGCAAGTGGTAAAGTTAAAGTAAATAAAGCACTAGACGCTATGAATGAATTCATAACTAGTTGTTTTAATTTAGATGGGACATATAAAGAAAAATCACACACTCCTAATCCAAGCGCGTTTAACTGTAAATACTGCCCATACTCGTCAAACAAGTTATGCGATTTTGCACTCTCTTAAACTAAGTATATATTTATAATAAAATATCAATATATACAACATTATGGAAAAAAAAGACATGACACTTACAAGTGTTAAAATACAAAGTGAATTATTCGAAGATTTTAGAGTAGAATGTGTTAAACGTAAATTCTCATTTCAAAAACTAGCAGATAGATCAATCCATCTATACTTAACAAATGAAGAGTTTCGTAAAATGATCCACAGTCATACAGGCTTAAGTTTGGAAAAATAAAAAATAGTTATTATAATAAATTAAAACAGTTATATGAATTCAAGTTTCGCTTATTTGCCTCCTGAGAAGAGGAAGAAAATTCTCCTAATATGTGATGATATTAGAGTCCATTCAGGAATCGCTACTGTTGCTCGAGAAGTAGTTTTACACACCTCACAACATTTTAATTGGGTTAATATTGGAGGAGCTATCCAACATCCAGAAGCAGGTAAACGTTTTGATTTATCTCAAGATACAAATATTAACTCAGGATTAACAGATTCATCTGTAATTTTATATCCAGTAAATGGTTATGGAGATCCTACATTATTAAGATCTTTAATTCAAATTGAAAAACCAGATGCAATTTTTATTATCACTGACCCAAGATATTTTATTTGGTTATTCCAAATGGAAGGTGAGTTACGCAAAAAATTACCTATTATTTATTTAAATATTTGGGATGACTACCCAGCACCTCATTACAATAAAGCATTTTATGAAGCTTGTGATGCATTATTAGGTATTTCAAAGCAAACAGTTAATATTAATAAATTAGTATTAGGTGATAAAGCAAAAGATAAAATTATTAAATATGTTCCTCATGGTTTAAATCATGAAATGATGTTTCCAATTGATGAAAAACATGATCAATATAAAGACATGATTGAATTTAAGAAAAATATTTTTGGAGGAAACAATTATAAATTTGTAGTTTTCTTTAACTCTAGAAACATTCGTAGGAAACAAATTCCTGATACAATGTTAGCGTATAAATTCTTTATAGACCAACTACCAGAAGAAAAAGCTAAAAAATGTGCTTTTATTTTACATACTCAAGTTGTAGATGATAATGGAACTGATTTAGAAGCAGTTAGAGAATTATTATTAAATGAAGATAAGTATAATGTTATATTTTCTCAAAATCGTTTAGGAACTCAACAAATAAATTGGTTATATAATATAACAGATGTTCAAATTCAATTAACATCAAATGAAGGATGGGGATTAAGTTTAACTGAAGCCTTATTAGTAGGAAATCCAATTATTGCTAATGTAACAGGTGGAATGCAAGATCAAATGCGTTTTATTAAAGATGGTAAATGGATGGAATTAGATGCTGATTTTCCTTCAAACCATAATGGTACAATTAAAGAATGTGGTGAATGGGCATTTCCAGTATTTCCAACAAATAAATCATTAGTAGGCTCGCCTTTAACTCCTTATATTTGGGATGATAGATGTAGAGCAGAAGACGCGGCAGAACAATTAATGAATGTTTATTCTTTAGGTAGAGAAGAAAGAAAAGCAAGAGGTTTAAAAGGTAGAGAATGGGCATTAGGTGATGAAGCAGGATTTACATCTGAAAAAATGGGTGTGAATATTATTGAAACACTAGATAAATTATTTGCAACTTGGAAGCCAAGAGAAAAATATGAATTTATTAATTTAAATGAAGTAAAAGACAGAGTTATTAACCACAAATTATTATATTAATTGTTATGAGTAAACCATTATTTATTATATCATCACCATTTGATACATTTTCAGGTTACGGAGCTAGAGCCCGTGATTTAATTAAAGCAATTATTGAATTAGATAGATATGAAGTAAAATTAATTCCTCAACGTTGGGGAGACACACCTTGGGGATTCATGGATGAAAATCCTGAATGGGCCTTTTTAAGAGAACATACATTAACAACCCCTCAACTACCTAAACAACCAGATGTTTGGATGCAAATTACAGTTCCAAATGAATTCCAACCAATAGGAAAATATAATATTGGAGTAACAGCAGGAATTGAAACAACAGCTTGTTCTCATGAGTTTTTAGAAGGTGTTAATAGAATGGATTTAACTTTAGTTTCATCTAACCATACTAAAAAAGTATTCACTGATACTAAATTTGAAAAAGTTAATTCTCAAACACAACAAAAAGAAGGAACAATTGAATTAACTAAACCTGTTGAAGTATTATTTGAAGGAGCTAATACTGACATTTATAAAGTATTAGATAAAGTAGATACTAAACAATCATTCTTAAAAAATATAAATGACATCCCAGAATCATTTGCTTACTTATTTGTAGGTCATTGGATGCAAGGTGATATAGGTGAAGATAGAAAAAATGTAAATTTATTAGTTAAAGCATTTTATGAAATATTTAAAAATAAAGCTAAAGCACCAGCCTTAATTTTAAAAACATCAATGGTAGGTTCATCATATGTTGACAGAGAAGAAATAGCTAAACGAGTAAAAATGATTCGTAAAACAGTTAAAGCAACTACTTTACCTAATATTTACTTATTACATGGTGAATTTACAGATGATGAAATGAATGAACTTTATAATCATCCAAAAGTAAAATCAATGGTTAATTTAACTAAAGGTGAAGGTTTTGGAAGACCATTACTTGAGTTTAGTTTAGTTAAAAAACCTATCATAACTACTAATTGGAGTGGACAAACAGATTTCTTAAGTAATGAATTTACTACTTTATTACCAGGTCAATTAACACCAGTTCACCCAAGTGCTCAAAACACAATGATATTAAAAGATACATTATGGTTTTCAGTAGATCAAGGACAAATAGGTCACTATATGAAAGATATATTTGAAAATTATAAAAAATATACTGATGGTGCTAATCGTCAAGCTTATAAATCTAAAACAGAATTTAGTTGGATTAAAATGAAGGATAAAGTAGATGAATTATTTACTAAAAATATTCCTGAATTTCCTAAAGAAGTAACTTTAAAATTACCTCAACCTAAAAAAATTGAATTACCTAAATTAACTAAAATAAATGGATAACTTAACAATATGTAAACGTTGTGGAAGTGATGCTTGTTATACTCAAGAAGTAACTCCTGAAATAACAAATCACTTTTGTTACGGGTGTGGTTTTCAAACTAACACACTAATGAAAGAAGGTGAAGAATTTTTTGAACAACAAAAAGAATTACTTCCTGAATTATATAAAGA